AGGAACACCGCGGGGCAGTGCCGCGCAGGTCCACCAATAAGCATCTTTAACGCCGAATCATGATAAGGCGCTAGAGTGGGCGAGCTGAAGCCCGGGATCAAGACAGCTAAAGATGCTTATTCATGGGCCTGAAACAGAATCGACTTCTTGTTAATAGGCGGATTGATCAACTCGTTGAGCTACGATGTTATCGTGCAAAAACTATAACTGCAGACATTACGTACGCAGATGCCAATGAGGGCAGCAACTACAGAGCAGAGATGCTCCTAGCGGCTTAAGCCTAAGGCGGAGTTTTTACCAGTTTTTCTTTGCAACAGGATAAAACTGGCCTTTCAATAACATAAGGAACAGACCACTGTTCGCAAAACTAAAGACACTAGCTGTTGGCGCCATCTTGGGATTATCCATGGCTCTGACAACACCATCTGCTGCCAATGAACAACCAGAGGATGGCAGACAACTTAGGTGCCTAGCTGAAGCCATATACGGCGAAGCTAGAGGAGAATCCAACGCCGGCAAGATTGCTGTTGGAAACGTGATCATCAATCGGACACAAACCCGCGGATTTCCACATACGATCTGTGGAGTGGTTGATCAACCTGGACAATTTACCTACCCTAGGACCGGTAGAGTTGACGCCAACGTGGTCAACATCTCCAATGCCATCTACACAAGAGCTCTTAACGATAACACCTACGGAGCTCAATATTACCATGCCAGGTATGTTAATCCAGCGTGGTCCAGGCGTTTCGCCAAGACCACAGTGATTGGGAACCACATCTTTTACAGGAGTTGATTATGACCGATTCTTTGCAAGTACCTCTGCAAGACAGAATTAACGATGCCGTAGAAATGATTCTATGGTGTGGGCAAATCGATGGGGCGCACCATAAGATGTGGGTTCTCGACCAAGTTCTTAGGACTCTGTTGCAAGACCAATATGATGATGCGATCGAAGATTACTGTGGTGAGGACAATTATTACGACTGGGATACTGGCAGGGCGCCGTAATTTTCTAGTGTACAAATTATGCAACATGTGATACTATAGGAACATGAACAAAGTTGAAAATTTCGGCCGGGGCCGCACCATGGATGATCTAGGGTTCGAGGATTATCGGTATTATAATCTCCAGGAACCGAAGCACCCCAACAATCATACGTATATGATGGGTTGGTCGGAGGCAGCCCGATATGGCAGAGCTGAACCCAATATCCAGGCATCTTGGGAAGAACGAGGTAACCGATGACCTTTACCTTTACGGAAGAAATGATGAAAGAAGCTCTATTGGCCAATGGTTGGTATGAGCTTTTTGTTGCTGATAACTGGGTCGAGCGAGATAACAAGCACCCAGATTATGCTGGTATTAGTCGACTTTCAGCCTTCAAAATCCTCCTAAGGAAGGTTAATCTGATATGAACAAACACCTTTTAATTTCCTGTGACGTGGAGGCTGATGGCCCGTGCCCTGGCCTGTATTCGATGGTCTCCTTTGGGATGGTCGTCGTTGAACCTGAGCTGAACCGGAAGTTCTATTCTGGTGTCATGAAACCCAACAGTGGAACTGCGCTTTGGATCCCTGAAGCCTTGGCTGTCTCTGGCGTGAGCCGGAAGGAACAGCTGGACGGGATCAGTCCCCAAAAAGCAATGATCAATGCTCATGCATGGCTGAAGTCGCTTGATGCGAACGTGACCTTCATCTCAGACAACAACGGGTTCGATTGGCAGTTCATCAACTACTATTTCCATGCCTATATCGGGAAGAATCCGTTTGGGTTCAGTTCACGGCGTATCACTGATCTATGGGCCGGATTCAACAAAAGCTCCAGAACCTCAGCCAAGTCTTGGAAGTCTTTCCGTAAGACCAAGCATACCCACAATCCTCTAGATGATGCTCGCGGTAACGCTGAGGCACTTCTAGAGATGGATCGTAGGGGACTTCATATCCTATGACTCCGTTATTGACTTGTATTTTCATAGTTGGGTTGGTGATCGCTACGATAATCATCTTACATCTTAGGCGGAGGCAATTCAGGTATGTTTGGTTTTCATGCATAAAGGACTATGAATTCTGATGGATATATCTCAGGAAATTTTCCAAGAACTTGATCGTTGCCTTACAAAGAAAGAACAACTGGGTACAATTCTTCAAATAATTGACGCAATAGTTGCTTGGAGAGAATATAGAACGCCACGGGATGATAAAATTCCGGGGTTCAACCAATTAGTTGAAGCAAAAATTGATATCATCAACAATTACGTTAAGATCCCATGAACTCGAACTATCACTCTAGAATCCACGCCAAGAAGTACGGCGGCGTCTGGATGGACTATGCTGATGTCGATGATTTCATCGACAGCTCGAAGTCAACTCTTGGAGACGTGAGGCACAGAGCACTGCTCCATTCCACCTTTGGTATCTTCATGGTAGAGAAGGTGTTCGGTCGTACGATCAGAAATGCAGATGGGAAGGAAGTTCCTGTCCGGTTGATCGCCGAAGACCACATCATGCAAGATCTTGGATTCATCCCAACAGTTGAACATTGGTTGGGTGAGATGCCTGTACGTACGTGGATGTCAGGCACAGTAAAGAAGACCGGGGAAGTCCCTTTCCCAGATGCTGCAACCCGTTATCGTCAAGGCCTTAAAGCTAGCGCTAAGGCTAAATCTAAAGGAGAGAAATGAATATGTCTATCGAAACAGTGATCCAAGAACTGGCCGATTTCAACGCCAACTATAAGAAGGTCCGTGAGGAGTTCGTAAAGAAGCTCGTACCTCAATTCGCCGAGGTCTTTGAACAGTTCTTTGCCGAGAACCCTAACGTCGGCGGGGTTGTCTGGACCCAGTATACGCCCTATTTCAACGATGGGGATGAGTGCGTCTTCCGTGTGAGTGGCAAGTATCTGTTCCCTACTAGTACGGACCTCGATGACCTGAGTGGATATGACGAGGATCTGTTCCCGAGCTTCGATGACGTCAAGAACTACGTATACGTTCTAGAAAACGATAAGGCTCCAGCCAATTACCGGACGTGGTATGACGCTGATGCATTTAAGCGAACGTTCGGCGCGACAAAGGAACAGCATATCCTCGACGTTGCCCAAACCGCAGGGCTGAACAAAGGGAACGTTGTTGAGTTCTACAAGACCCTGAACGACTGGGAGAAGCTTCAGGACACCCTGGCTTCTATCGATGACGACATCTACAAGGACATCTTCGGTGATCACGCCAAGATCGTTGTGACTCGTGACGGAATCAACGTTGACGAATACAGTCACGACTAATCCCCTCTTCATCGGGATGAATCCATCGAGAAAGCCTAGGTGTAAATCACTAGAAAGGCTCTTTCGATGGTGGGACATGTTGAATATCGAGTTTGTCTCCTTCACCAACCTGTCCCCTGATCCAGAGTGGGATCTGCAATATAATACGTTTGATCATGAGTTCGTGAGATCTCAGACCCAGGGCCATGATAAGGTCGTAGCCCTGGGTCTTGTAGTATCTAAACACTTGGATAAGCTGGGCATTCAACATTTTAGAATCCCCCATCCATCCCCGCTAAACCGTCGGCTTAACGATAAGGCCTATGAGGCTGAGATGTTATCGGGCCTGCATTCATTTTTAGATGTACATCATTCTCCATCTGTGATATGATTAGACATCATCGATTAGGAGTAAATATTTGGAAGACGTTATTCTCAAGAAGGTTCTGACCCTACCTAAGTTTCAGAAAGATATTCAAGAATTCATCGAACGGACAGGTTCTGATTACATCGATGCAGTTCTAAATTACTGTGCCAAGAATAATATAGAGATCGATACTATTGCATCTCTTATAAAATCGTCAGTAAAACTTAAGTCACATATTCAGGCAGAAGCTGAAGACCTCAACTTCCTTCCTAGGAGCGCTAAGTTACCGATATGAATGCATTCGACGCGTATGTTTCCTACGTATCGATCAAGAACCATTTTAATCAGCCAAAGTATGATCATTTCAAATACAACGGCAAGATCAAAGCCAACGTATCATCGTTCAACACCAGGTCTGATCGATATCAATTCGAGAAGCTAGCCAAGAAAGGGAAAGATCTCCCTGGGTTCTTGGTCGCTAATATGCTTGAGAACCCCAATGCCTGGGTAGGCGACTTGATGATGGGTTCCAAAGGTGAAGAGGTTTTCACGGATTGGAAGAAGCGGGTTCAGTCCCTCACCTACAACTTCAAGCGTGAGATCGAGAACATCGACGATCTCAACGGTGACTTGAAGGTCATCAACGGAGATTACCCAAATCTCCTCAAATTCCACAATCGCAAGAAGGTTTCCATCGAGACCATGGTTGTGCTTGATGACATACTGGGATTCACCAAACATTGGGATAAGCAGATTGACGACACCGTAGCCTGGCCGATGATCAGCCTACGGATATCCAAGTATCGCCCATTCCTGAAGCAGATAGGTTACGATACTTTAAAGCTGAAGGGAGCACTAAAGGAGCATCTCCAGTCGCGCCTGGACTCATAAATAACAGGTATCATGAATTAGTGAATAATCTGTAAATACAAACACATACAAACATACAAGGAGATACTAATATGGCATTTGCCGACCTCAAGTCTCGTAATCGCGCAACAGACATCGAGAAACTGACCAAGCAATTGGGTGACGCTTCCGGTGCAAATTCCAACAACAAATCTGATGATCGCTACTGGTCACCAACGGTTGATAAAGCCGGTAATGGTTCAGCCGTAATTCGTTTCCTTCCTGCACCGGAAGGCGAGGACGTTCCGTTTGTCCGTTATTGGGATCATGGTTTCAAGGGACCAACCGGTCTTTGGTATATCGAGAATTCTCGGACCTCAATCGGCGAAGATGACCCAGTAGGAGAATACAACTCCAAGCTATGGAATTCTGGTTCTGATGAGGACAAGAAGATTGCTCGAGATCAGAAGCGTCGACTCCACTTCGTTTCCAACATCCAGGTGATCTCTGACCCCGGTGCACCAGAGAATAACGGTAAGGAATTCCTGTACCGCTACGGGAAGAAGATCTTTGATAAGATCAACGATCAGATGAACCCGTCATTTGAAGATGAGACTGCAGTCAACCCATTCGACTTCTGGGAAGGTGCCAATTTCCGCCTTCGCATCCGTCAGGTTGAGGGTTACCGCAACTATGATAAGTCCGAATTTGATAAGCCATCGGCTCTGTCAGATTCTGATGATGAACTGGAAGCGATCTACAACCGTCTCTATAGCCTGAAGGCTGAGATTTCTGAGGACAAGTTCAAGTCCTATGACGAGCTCTCCAAGCAACTCAACCGAGTGTTGGGTCTGGACGGGTATACCCCCAAGCCAGAATCTAAGCCTCGCGAAGTTGCTGAACCACGACAAGAACGTACCAAGCCAGCCAAATCTGCACCAAAGGTAGAAGTGGATGACGACGATGAAGTTCCGTGGAACTCAGATGATGATGCAGAGTTGGACTATTTCAAGTCCCTTGAAAAGGACGACTAATCATCCTCCGAACAGCCTTCTAAGGTAACCGCCTCTTACGGCGTTTTGATCGACCCCAGTTCCGGCTGCGGGTCGATTGTTCGTTTGGGTTGGCTGTCTGCCATACGTTTGCCGAGACCCGCGGCTATTTGTTTGTGGTCTTGGCGGAGAAACCGCTCCGGTTCCGGCAGCTGTTGTTCCTGAACTGACGGCGGCTGCAGCAGCTGGCGGGGTATACGTTTGTCGGTATACAGATTCGTATGGCATGATCGTTGAATAGATCTTGTTGATGGTTTCAGCAACAGTTCTAGGGGTTCCATCACGATTATAGAAGATGTTGCGATTAGCTCTTGCCGGGTCAGGGAACAGTGTGGCTGCTATAGTAGTAGGATTTGACTTGAGCAACTTAATCCCGCCAGACGTACCCATAAAATGCAGGGCATACACGGCACCAGAGTGCGTCGGTAGGCCGGCTCGTTGTAGAGCCAGCATGTTTTCTTTGATGAAGAGCGCCCCAGCAATTGAGTTGGCTAGGGGATCGGCTCGGCCCCTAGCCAACTCAGGGTATTGTCTGCCATACCTAGAAACCATCGAATTCCACGTACTATCGATAAATTGGTACAGGCCCGTAGCTGAAGAAGTTCCAGCACGCACCGAGGCCCTAAATCCTGATTCCTGTCTGGCCATGGCCAACATTATCCCAAGATCTACGCCAACCTTTTCTGCTGCAGCCCTGATAGCGCCTAGAACACTTTCATCTGGGCGTTCTCTAGAAGATAGCTGTCTACTACCAATTTCACCTCTAGTTGGAATTGGTGGCGGGGCAGATACAGCCACTGGGGCGGTGGGTTGAGTCACTACTGGGCCGGCCCCTCTAGATGTCGATGCAGCGGCCGGGGGTGTAGCTGCCGGTGTAGCTGCCGGCCGCGGAGGCGTATCATCTCTACGCGTAAAGGCGCCAACAACATCCGCAACAATATTCTTCCCTGTTTCAACCAACTTGGTTATGAAACTGTTGATGCTATCAATCACGCCGACGACTATCTTCGTGATACCTGGGAAATACTCTTCACCGATATCTAGAACAGACCAGAATGCTGAATTTATGGCCGTTCCGACGCGAGAGACCACCGAGGAAACGAACCCACCAACTATAGTTGCCATCTTCTGGCCAGCCTCGACGATATACGCAGTAGCCTTTTGCGCAAATTCTTCTACGGCTGGAGCAACTTTCTTAATGGCTTCGTATATGGACATAATTGCTGGAGCCAGGAATACCATGAAACGTCTAGCCAATTCACCAAATAGGTTTTTAGTCTTCTGGATAAATTGTACAACCCCGCTTTGGCCTGTTGATTGTCCTCTGGCTTCTGAGTCGGCTTCCTCTTTGGCCAACTCCTGTCTGTTCTTTTCAACCTTAACGAATGTGATTATATTCTTAAGATTTTGATTAATACTAGTCAAAGGCCCAATAAAAGACTTGAGTATACTATTCTTTTTTTGAATTTCTTCAGTTGTCTCAGTATGTGTTTCAATATGCGGTAGCATTATACTGCTCTATAGAAAATATATGGCGCCAGATCATCCATGGCCACATCTACGTCAGGGACAAACGTGATATCACGGTTGAGCACTAATCTAGATGCAGCTGATTGTGATCCGGATCTAGATGCGACAGTTGGCGGTACCGCCGAAGGAATGGCCGGCGGACCAGGGTTGGTTAGTGCCATAGTTGAATTATAGACAATAGAACCAGTGTTATTCGGCGGAGATGCCACCGGCGTGGCTCCTGTGGGCGCCGGTGGCACGTTAGGTGCGGATGGCTGGACCACCGAGGCCATGGATATATCCTGAACACTCGAGTTCGGCGTAGTTCCACCAGGAGCACGATTGCCTGTTGCAGGAATCACCGGGGCGCCTGAAGAATCTGTAACAGCAATTGGCGCGCCTGGGTTATCAGGATTGTCCGGAACGGCGCCACGGCGGCCGCCAAGCTCTTTAGGGGTTACGTGCCATGGTTCATTTCTAACTGGCCTAATGAACCCGTATTTGTCCAGAAGGCCTGACCCAAACAAAGTACGACCGGCGACTCCTCTAGAATCTATATCAACCGCCGACCCCCCTTCATGCGCAGATCTTCCTGGGGCTGCGGCGCGCCCTGGGCCCAACCGTCTATATAATTCTGCCTGTTGCTCGTATGTTCTATTTGCTGAGGTGATGATGGGTTTCTGCCCGTGAGCATCATATAACTCTTTGGCCATACTAACCAACCTGCGTTTCATTGGTGCCTGTAGCCCATCATAGTCAACCCCTGGCCGAATATCCATATATTTTGCTGCCGTGGCCCTGGACGTATCCTGGGCAGATCCAGTACTAGTTGGGGCGACTGGAGTGGCCTGTGGTGCCGGAGTCGTTACTGCTGCAGGAGCCGGCTGATCGGCTGCATTGGACTGATCGATAAAGGTTTGGCCTTGGGTCCGGATCCCGTCCCTAATAGATTGAGGAATAATCGACGGCAGTCTATCAGCCAACGCCACCATGGACTTTCCGATGTTCTTGCGAATGGAATTGATGGTAGTCTTAAGACCTGCGATCGATTCGGTTATTTTAGTATCGATCGTCGTGAAGGCCTTTTGGAATTGATCAGGAATAGTGATCGTGAAGAATGCCGGTAATGTATTCGTAAAAAAGTTTGGAAGTTGTTCTGTCAGAAACGGGACGATATGCTCACCAACAAATTTTCTGATATCTTCTATATAAGGTTGGGTTGCGTCCAAGAACTTCTTGAAAGCTTCGTATGCAGTGGCGATGATTGGGGCCCCAAACGCTATTAACGCTTTCATTATATCTCCACCAGATCCAGATGAATTCATCTGGACTCCGGCCTGTGTTGCATCTGGTACCGGCTGCGCGGGAGATGGGGGCACCATTAGTGTTCTGATGGTTTCACCAAGACTTAAGATATTTGTATTGATCTTGTTTAGTAGATCAACCGGGCCTCCAGATGATCCGGTAGGCATGCCTGGATTTATTTGCTGGGTTACCATATTCCCGGTTGGTCCAGTCGCTGATGTACCGTTCGAACTTGGGGTGGGTTTAGATATAGCAGTATAGCCTGGGCCCGGTTGCCGATTTGAAAATCTAGACACCAACGAGTTAGCGACCTGAGTTCTTGCCTCAGATCTTACAGCCCCTCTTATAGCTCCCCTTGCTGCACCAGACCCCATTGCTCTAGTGGCTGCAGCAACTAATGCGCCGATCATTTTTCAGCGGCCTTTCTTTTGTTCTCCATGTCCTTGAGATATCCCAAGAGCAGATCTACATATAGGTCACGTTCGAATGGAATCATGTTTTCTATAGTATCGATGTCATATTTATAGTGTAGAGACAAAGAAAAGTTTACGTTATAGTAATTGCCCAAGTCATTATGACTTAGGCAAAGGTAAAAAAACTCTGCAATGAATCTAATACTATTGTTCTTTCGTTATCCATATCATTGGTGTAGGTGATAACGTATTTTAATTTCGGCATCGTCTCAAAAAATTTCTGGATGCTCTCAAACGTCTTAAGATCCAAAGAATCCACAAACTCATCAATGGCCTCATCAGTTTCTTCTGAGAACGGAAATACTGACGTCTCGTCATACACTGAATCTAAACAATACCTCATAACGGAATCAAATGCTTTTTCATCGGTATCCTTGATTGAATTCATCATTGCAACGTCTGGATACTTCATCAACAGGCCAAACTGTTCGTTAATCTTGATCTTTTTGGAATGTTCCGGGCTCTCGGTGACTTCTACTTCATTAAGGTCAACCTTAAATTCTCTAGTCTTACCGTCCTCATTATCCTGGAACTTGAGCTCAATGATGTTTCCGACCGACTGTGCTCTAAGTTTAATGAAGATGTAGTCCAGATCAAATGTGGTCAAGGTATCGACGTCGATTGGATCAATTGAGCAATTCGTTAGCAATTGCTTGACGGCGAAGAATATATCATCAGGAGTTCCCTTCTGAGCAAGCATCAAGATCTTTTCTTCTTTGACTAGAAAGGGTCTAAATCTCATCTTCTTCTTGGTTGATGGTATTGTAATCTCAAACGTGATGGTATTAATTTTAGGTAGTGCCATGATAAACTCCGATGTTAGAATATACTAGAAAGGTTATGAAGAATGGATGAAAATCTATCTGGTGATTGTAGTAAGCTGAAAGTATCCATAATAGATGAATTGTTTAAACCTAGATTTGATAGAGCGTTTCCTATAGCATTTTGTGTTGACAATCCGCCATTAACGTCTGAATGCCAGTTTCTATAGGTAAAGGTTACGAAGATATGCATCAATGAATTGCTATCTGCCCAAGACATCTGGGTATCACCAACGAACAGCGGGAAACACTCCTCCAACGTATACGTGATGATCTTTTGGGCTCGCTCATTATACGCCACGATTTCGATGGTGGCGGTGTAGCTATCCTTATAGGCCACCTCGTACTGGTTGTTGTCTTTGTTTGTCGGGTCGAAATTGGTAATCTTGTTGACCCAGTTGTGGAATCCTTTGAGAATCTTTCCTTGCCCATCACCAATGAAGGAGGTTTGGAGATCCCCAAAAAACACGCCGTACGGCATCTTCTCAACAACCCCGACGCCCTGTCTCCGAATAGAGTCGTCGACCCCGATGGATACACCAGGAAGATTTGTTGAGTCGCAGAAGAACGTCATGCTTCTAGCAGGCATCGTGGCCCCGAGCACATTTTCCTTGAGATAAAAGTTCACCAAGAATAGGTTGGGCTTGGCAACACCATAGTTGCCTAGGACTTCTGATTTGAAGTCTGCTATATTAAATCCTGACAAGCGTTATCTCCCAACGATCTTTTGGCGGCTATCTCTCCACACTTGCTCAGCTGTGGCCTTTTTGAACCTTTGTGTAGGAAGCATCAAGGCAGAATCCCAGCTATCAATAGGGACTTCTAAGAATCTAGACCTCACATGATCGTTCAGATATTGCTTGATACACGGCCTAAAGTACTTAAACCTTTGAACTGAATTCAACACCTGGTAGTTTAGACGAATCTTAGAGGTTTCGTCATATTTATCGTTGTTTATCGACTCATATAGAGCATCCATGAGTTTGGCCCTATAGATCACCGGAAGATAGTGTAGGTTTAAGCCAGTAAATCCTCCCTCATTCATAGAAATTGGAAAGATTAACGGGAACTGGTCATAGAACGGAAGGGTGTCTTTGTGCTTCGGGTCGTAGAAGAACATGTACATTCTTCCTATAGACCTGGCAGTCATGGTATTCTTGGCCCAGTCTCGGTTTTCTTTGACGATTGATTGATTGTTTACCTTCTTGACCTCTAGTGCTCTATCGCGGTACCAATCTCTCGAATCATGGGCCCCTGGCCGAAGGCCTGCTGCCTTACCTTCCTTTGCGATCGCCTGAAAAATATATGGCATTAGTATTTGATCCCCAGGTCTTTTTCAGTCAATATTTGAAATTTGATATTTCTATCCAAGCAATACTCATTGGCTGCAGCCCATTTGGCTGAATTTCTTCCCCATTCAACCACCTCATTAATATACTTCTGTGTCACTTTTGTCCTTTTGGTTGGTTCTTTGGTTTGGGATTCTGGTTTAATCTCGATTATTAAGGTTTCGATTTTCCCATCAATTGATCTTTTCTTGACCTTAAAGTCTGGAAAATATCTATGAATTCTGCCGTCTATAGGAGATCTATACGGAATCTGGACTTCTTCAGATGACCACTCTAGGATATCTGGGTGTGAGTCTAGAAATAACATGAATTTCTTTTCCCAGCCAGATCTATACACGATGTTTGATGAATTTCCGGCGTACTTTCCTGGGTTCTTAGGTTTGAATGTGCCTTTGTGTGTTCTGCGTCCCATATCGACCATATAAATACTACAAATAGTAAGGAATATTTATGTCTTTTGGACTAAACGTAGATAAGCTCAGACAACAGATCTCGAAAAGCCCCGGTCAACTTATCAGGGATCAGGTTACTCGTGCTGCGTCTTCTCTAACATCAAATCTTTCCGGAACACTAACTTCTGCAATGACTAGGGCTGGCTCAACGCCGGGATCTATTTCTGGATTACTGGCTGGAAGGCTTGATAGTTTGTCCGGAGCAGTATCCGGAATTTCTGGAGCCTTGGGAGACGGTTTCAGTAGATTTGATCCAGAGGAGTTTTTACAGAAAAGATTGTCTGGCGCCAGTGGGGGTGGTTTGGATACGTCTCTTCCTGAAACCCGAGTATCAAAGAGATTGGATGCCGTTAACGGTACCTCGGCTCTACAGTATCCAAGCGATCTTGGAAAATATTTCATCGAATTTAGATTTGGTGATTACGAGAGACCTACCATGGACGCCAACCTTTCGTTCCAAACTGAAAAGACTATTCACCTGCCAATGCCAACAAACCTGGTTGATACCTTGGGGGTAAATCTATCGGATGCAGAGATGGGGTGATTAGGTCAGTTGGCCAACGTAATTGGGAACGTGGCTCAAGATATCGAACGAGGAAATCTTAATAACGGTACAACCAGATCTTGGTCAGAAATCGGTAGGAACGGGGCCAACATGGCAGCTGGGGCTGGGTATACCGCGGTGTATAATGCCATCGAAAGTACCCCGGGCCTGGGGTCAGAGGCTGCTGGGTTTGTTGGTCAGATGGTAGAAGCTATTCCAAATCCATATATGACGGTATTCTTCAAGGGAGTTGGGTTGAAGACCCATTCATTCCGATGGAGGTTTGCTCCCAGAAATGCTGGAGAAAGCAATTCGATCAAGGAAATCGTTAATAACTTCAAGCGCAGAATGCTTCCCAACCTTAAGTTCGGAAATTCCTCGATCCTTGGGTATCCGCAAATGTGCGAGATCCAGCTCCAACCAAATATGGAAGAACTGTACAAGTTTAAGAAATGCATGGTATCTAACGTAACGGTTAACTATGCACCCACTGGAGCTCCATCCTTCTTTGCTGGAACAAACTCACCTACAGTGATAGAATTTGAAGTATCGCTCCAAGAGTTGGAGATCGTTACCTCAGAAGATTATGGCGGCCAAAGCGGGTCGGGGGTGGTGGATTCGGCAGTTGATAAAGGCCAAGCTATCCTGAATTATTTCCAAACTCCACAACCTCCGACAGGATCCACTAGATGAGATACTTTGGTGCGTTTCCTATAATCAATTACGATGGATATTTTGCTAGAAATATCCTAGCACGGGTGGGGTTTGATCAAAATGTCAAGGCCTTTGCTCCTAACTTTTACCCATACACAGTGAAAGAATCTGATAGGCCTGATTCGTTGTCGTACAACTACTATGACAATGCAGACAACGAATGGCTAATTTACTTGGTAAATGATATCGTGGACCCATACCATGACTATAGACTTACCTCTGAAGATTTTGATAGCTATATCACCAAGAAATATGGAGGAATACAAGAGGCCTCAAGACAGACCGCGTTCTATCGCAACAACTGGGAATCTGATGACCAGACTATAACTACGGCAGCGTATTCTGCGAAGACTGAAAAAGAAAGGTTTTTCTGGGAACCAGTAATCGGGTACTCTGGAGAAATATTGGGGTACGAGAGAAAAAAGTCCGGCGTCATCGTATCAACGAATAAGATCGTTGAGTTGGCCACATCAGAGCAAACGACACAACCAACGGTCGGCGAACGTCTGATGATCGATAGTTCTAATTATGGCACCGTGGTTTCTGGTAACTCGACGATCGTAATGGTTCAACATGTCGTTGGCACTTTCCCAGACTCAGCATACACGGCATCCGGTGAAACCTCCAACGTATCGATCTCAGTAACCGGAGCAACCACCATCCAAGAATCGTTGGATGCGGAGATCCAGGCCTATTTTTCTCCAGTTTCAATGTATACCTACGAAATAGAGAAGAACGAGCAAAAGAAACACATAAACCTACTTGATAATAGATTTTCTGCTGCAGCCGAGAAGAAGATCTCGGGACTTCTTGCATAATGACTAGAGCTGTATTCCCCGGCGAATGTTCTATTATTACGCTTAACCTTTTGTCGTATGATAAATCCAAGAAGATTGCATTTATCGATCAAATGGCATCGATCGATATCTATGAAAGCATCTTAAATCCGTTGATAGTGTGCAAATTCAAGATGAACGACGGCATTGGTCTCTATAAATCATTCCCAATTTCAGGTAATGAATTAATAGAGCTTGAATATAAAACCACCGGTTATGACGATGTTACTAAGCTTTTGCTGAAGATTACTAGTATATCAAACAGATCATCAACATCTATGGGTAGATCTGTATCATATACGATCACAGCCGTCTCAAATGAGATAGTAAAAAATAACAGCAGCGCAATTCAGAAGCGCTTTCTGGATATGCCACCAGAAGAAATCATTCAGGATATCCTCACAAACGACCTTAAGACGGATAAGCGTTGTTATCTAGAGCCATGTAAAGGTACCCAAAATTTCCTTATCTCTCAATTGAAACCACTTCAGGTTATTGATAGAGTCAGATTATCCTCGACCTCAAAGGAGTTTCAATCCTCCGCATTCGTGTTCTTTGAAAATAGAACTGGATTTAACTTCACCACCGTGGAGAATATGTTCAAGTTGGGGAAGGATGCGATCGGAGACAAGATCTTCGTAATGGATTCAAACGTTAATGCTGATATTACGAAGAGCTCGTTCAGAAATATCATCGGGTATAATCATGTGACCGCCGGGGCCCCGGTTGGTGGTATCGGTGGAGGCTCACACTATAACCGTGCAGTTAGGGTCGACCTGAGAACCGGGATGATCGATGAGAAGGAATTCAGACTTCCGGAACAAGAAGGCAATTTTCAGTTTGCGGATAAAAACCCCGTGGGGTTGACCAATTCAACTCTCCAACAGGATGCATCCACCCCGCAGGGAACTACCTTGATTTACCCCATGCACTCGAGGTTCTCAGATAACGGAAGGCTTGAAGCAATCGGGCCCAGACAATCATTCGTCAATCTTTTGACACAGAATATTGTCAGAATCTGTGTGTTTGGGGACAGCCTATTATCTGCCGGCCAGGTCGTAACACTCAAGATACCTACTATGACTGGCTTGACTGGGAATGAACAAACTGCATCTGATGATCCTCTAGTTAGCGGTAATTACCTTATAGGGAAGATTAGGCACATGATAGTCAATGAGGTCGGCGCCTTGACGTATACGTGTGCGATTGAAGCGCTTAAGGGATCCTATGGAGAAAGTACAGTATGACAGTTACAACCGACCTAGGAAATGTTGGGTTTAAGTGGTTCTTCGGAGTCATCAAGAATATCATGGATCCTGACGAGCTAGGAGCAGTTCAGCTTTATGTTCCTGGCATGCATGACGGCATACCAGAAGAAGATCTTCCATGGGCCATGCCACTTGGGTCAATCACCTCTTCATCGACGATGGGAGTCGGTAGATCTCCAACGGGAATTCAGGTTGGCTCTTGGGTTTGGGGATTTTTCGCCGATGGGCAAGATGCCAATCTTCCATTTTACGTAGGCACGCTCTGGCAGATCCTTGGAGGTGAAGATGCAAATCATGCGGTGTCCAAGTTAGCCAGAGGCGAAAACTTTATCGATAAGGATCTGCTCGGGCCAGAACCAGAATCGGCGTACGGGGCAGAATACCCGTACAACCAAACATATACTACATCTTCAGGCCACGTCATTGAGGTGGATGATACTGAGGGGGCTGAGCGCATCCACATTTACCACAGATCTGGGACGTACATAGAAATCGATAAGGATGGAAGATACGTAGCCAAAACGGCTGGTGATCATTATCACATCGTTGCTGGTGATGAAGAATTGTACGTGAAGGGGAACGTTAACCTCCACGTGGTCGGAAACGTCACCCAACAGGTGGATGGAGATTTTTCACTGAATGCATCTGGGGATGTTAACATCTCGTCTGATGGTGATATCACCATGGTTGGTAATAGGATTAACCTGAATTGACTGGCGGAGTAGCTAGACAGAATGTTGATTCGGCCGGAGGACTAATCACCCAGGGCTCGTCTGATGTCCTGGTCAACGGATCCGGTGTGGTTTATATCTCTGCGGCAGTACAATCACATGGAGATGGATCGCACGCTTCAGCAACAATGATAGAAGGATCCTCGTCCGTATTTGTCAATGGCCGACAGGTAGTACGCGAGGGAGATCAAGCATCATGTAGTCATAGCGCTAGTGGTTCAAGCGATGTATTATGCGGATAAATAAATGAAAAAGAAAGAGATCCGTGACTACACTTGCCGATACATATAAGCCTAGAGACAAGCAGTACGAATACTACTCAGATTTCCTGGTAGGGTTTACGCCCCACCCTGACAATAAACAACTCGTTAGAAGCGTTAACGAACAGGCCGTGACAAGATCGATCAAAAATCTAATCATGACCAATAAGTACGAAAGATTTCGTCGACCTTTGGTTGGGTCAAGTAGTAGAAATGTCTTATTTGAACCCATCTCTCCCCAGGCAACTAGCATGCTTAAAAATGACATCGAAGAAACTATTAAAAATCATGAACCTAGAGCTAGTATTATCAGTGTAACTGTTGTTCCTGTGCCTGATAGAAATGGCTATATAGCTACTATAGTCTTCTCAGTAAGATCTAACGTCAGACCAATCACCCTTTCATTACCACTAACTCGGATTAGATAATCAATGGCCAACAATTCTCAGAATATGGTAAATTTGGACTTTGATACTATCAGGGACAGTCTAAAATCTTATCTTGCTGCTCAGGATATCTTCTCAGATTACGATTTTGAGGGATCAAACATCTCTGTATTGCTAGACCTACTGGCCCAGAATACATTCCTGAATGCTTATTATCTGAACATGGTCGGCAACGAGGGATTTCTAGATTCAGCCCAGATCAGAGACTCTATCGCATCCCATGCCAAAGAGCTAAATTACCTACCCAGATCGTTCTCATCTGCTGTTGCCGAGATTGATATCTCAGTAAACACCGGAAACACCAGCCTGGCCATACTAACCATGCCAAAGGGCACATCCTTCACTTCTAGGGTTGGATCCAATACCTTTACATTCTCCACATCAGAATCGATTTTGTTGGAGGGAGAGAATGGTATATTCGGTGTTGAGGGGCTGTCAATATACGAGGGGCAATACTTCTCCGACGTGTTCGTATATAATTCATCCAACACTTCGCAGAAGTTCATCCTTTCCAACCCAACGATCGATACATCCAGCTTGACCGTAACAGTTATCGAAGACTCGGGCGCCAACGTTCTATCATACACGGCAGCAGACTCCCTGTTTGGGTATGGAGCCACGTCCAAGGTATTCTTCAAACAGCTGGCCACTAACGATCGTTACGAGATCCTGTTTGGTGATGGTGTAATCGGCAGGGTGCCCAAGGATAATGCTACGATCGTAGCCGAATATAGAATTTCAAACGGAGAGCTTCCAAACGGAGCATTCAAGTTTACAGCCGATGGTTCTATCGGGGGATATTCCAACGTGACCATCACCACGGTTACTGCTGCTAGGGGCGGGTCAGTTTCAGAAGACAACAACTCGATCAAATACAACGCACCCAGACACTTTACTACCCAGGAACGAGCTATCATTCCTGAGGATTATGAGAACCTATTGAGGTTGAATTTCCCAGAAATTGGTGCCGTTTCGGCCTATGGGGGTGAGGAAGCTTCTCCTCCCCAATACGGGAAGGTGTTCGTATCAGTCAACCTAACGGACCTGGACGGTCTACCAAAATCCAAGGAGCTTGTATACAAGAAGTTCCTTAAGGACCGGTCATCGTTATCTATCGACCCAGTGTTTATCTCTCCTGATTACTTGTATGTGGCAGTTAACTCGACAGTAAAATATAATATCAACAGAACAACTCTGAACCCAGATGATATCAAGTCTCAGGTGGTCTCGGCGATAGTAGACTATCGCGATGAATTCTTGCAAGATTTCAAGACAACATTGAGATATAGCCAGATGATAAAGGATATTGATGCGGCGCATGATGCCATCATATCCAATGAAACTGAAGTCTTTGCTATGAAGAAGTTTACGCCCATTATCGGAGTTGAGCAAAATCTTGACCTAGACTTTAAGATTCCATTAATCAACACATTACATCCTTCAGCATTATCTCATGATGCTAAAGAGATCCACGCAGTATATTCAAATCAATTCATCTTCCAGGATCAATATTGCAATCTTGAGGATGACGGCCTAGGAAATCTTCGTCTGGTTGCTCCCAAGGGTGTAGTAACTGGCACCGTTAAAACCATCGGCACGGTTGATTATGATACCGGGCTAGTTCAAATAACTGGGTTGAAGGTTGATAGGCTTTTGGGATCAAATATTAAGGTGTATGTTCGTACCAGAAATAAGGATATTGCATCCACAAAGAACACCATCCTAAGCATTGATCAATCAGACATTAACATCACCATCGAGCAAATCAGAGAATAATGAAAGACATCGAACCATATATCTCTACGTTCGTCGAACAGCAATTCCCTGCATTCTATAGGGATGAAGGACCCATGTTCGTAAGCTTCGTCAAGGCTTACTACGAATGGATGGAACAGGAGAACAACGTTCTCTATCACTCGAGAAGAATTCCATCATATAAGGATATCGATGAAACCACTGAAGATTTCATCCTCCACTTCAAGGAAAAATACCTTCCTGATATCCAGTTCGAGACCCAGTCCAATAAACGCCTCTTCATCAAGAATGCCTTGGATTTCTATAGATCAAAGGGAACTAAGCGGTCTGTTGATCTATTTTTCAAACTAATCTATGGGATCCCCGCCACGGTCTATTATCCCGGTGATGACCTATTCAAGTTATCAGACGGTGAGTGGGTTCAACCGTTGTATTTGGAGGTTACACCATCCACCAAGAATCTCCAATTCGTAGGTAAGGAGATCGTCGGATCGATCTCCGGCGCCACAGCATTCGTTGATGACTTGGTCGTTAAGAAGGCCAAGGGGAAGTACATCCATGTCATGTACATCTCGTCATTGTCTGGTGATTTCCAAACTGGGGAATTGATCGCTTACGATTCAGACTACGACAACAACCCAACGATCGTTGGGTCGCTATCCTCGTTTGATATTACTTCTGGTGGAGCAGATTTTGATATCGGTGAAACTGTAAACTTCATCTCCAATAATGGGTCGTTTGGTAAAGCTCTTGTTACTGGAGTCGACTCCACGTCAGGGCTAGTAACGTTCGAATTGTCGGATGGAGGGTTCGGATATAATTCTAATTCCCAAATCTTGATCTCCAACAACGTTATAACGGTCGCCAACGTATCCAACCTAGCATTCTCACTATTCGAAACCGTGTCTCAGCCGGTGGCCAACATCGTTTTCAAGAATGCTAACGGAACTATCGCCAATACGGATCTGATATATCGCTATTATGCCAACGGCACACAAGCCGGTCTTGGCCAAGTCCTATCAACTACTCAGGTTGGTACGAATGGGTCGATCCTAGTATCAGTAATATCTGGTAACCTGCAGCTTGGGACGGCAAATCTTTTCGTCAACGCCAACACAATTACCGGAAACACTCTGACATATACAGACAAAACCGCCACCGGAAACGTGATTGGAATATCTTCAAACACAACACTTTTGACGGATACGGCATCGGGCCCGTTTACTATTGGTGAGTATCTATATACTCCCAGCAACGCAGCCATTGGTGTTATCAGATCTATCTCAACGGATGGATCCAACACCATCATACTACTATCAAACACTTCTGGTATATTCAATTATGGGTTAACGGTTACTGGTTCAGTTTCTGGTCAAACCGCAGTTGCCAGAACATATACTAAAAAGATCGGTGTAAGAAGCGTTGTCAATAGGTTCTATGCCTCCGCAAACAATATAACATCGGGTGGGTCTAGCACGGCAAATGGATTAATCACTGCGGTGTCTGAGGGGTCTGGCGCCAGTTTCTCATTAGCTAGCAACACATACCTATCAAACACACAAACGGTAAACGTTAATTCCGATAAAATCTCAACCAACGCAACATATTGGTTGCCGATCGCCATCAACGCCACACAGTATAATTTTCCTGGCGCCCCTACCGGCAATTTAACCGCCTCCACGATCGGAGCCATGCTATCGTGGTCATCGAAGACGTACGGGGTTCTGACCAATAATTCAATCATCGGCATCAACCCCGGCACTGGGTATACCGAAGACCCATTCGTGGTAGTATATGAACCAGAAACATATCAGACTGGGCTTAAGGATTACGCCATCGGCTTCTCCGGAGCCACTGGCCAATTTACTCCCGGAGAGATCATTAAACAATCTAATTCTACCGGGGGACTAGTAGTCAACGGTGCCATTGGTTTGGTCATGACCACTAACACCACAGACATGTCAGTTAAACGACTATCAATCACCAATTCATTCTCTGAATTTATTACTGGCAATAACTATATTGTTGGAGCGTCTTCAAACTCTATTGCCCTATTGGTATCAACTACTCCAAACAACCAGTCAAATGCTATCGGCATCAACGCTCTAATCTTTGCCAACGCTGCAACATCTAATGGTTCTGTGGCGAACCTGGAAGTGATTACCTCCGGGTTTGGGTATGTTGACGGCGAAACCGTAACGTTCTACAATTCTGAAGACTCAACTCAGACCGGAACAGTAATTCTGCAATTAGAAAAGCAAGGGGTTGGCGCT